TGTGCCATATAAAGTGCCTTGAACAACTTGAATAACAGAACCCTCTGGCATCTGCACCGTACCGCTTGCGGTCACTCCTTCGATTTTGTCGGTTTTTAATATACTTGCCATTGTCTTATCCTATGAAGGTTTTGTTGGGAAGGTTACTGAGGATTTATCTAAGCCAAACTTTTCGCTACTTATTTTTGGTTGGGCTGTTTTAGTTATGTCTCTTAAAGACTGTCTGTAAATTTTCCATTCTGTTTTTTTACTATCAGACAAAGGACTATCGTTAGCTTGTGTCCAATCACTTTCAGATAGCATTTTGTTTCTTACTATTCTTAATTGTTCCATTTCTATTGACATAATTTATCCTATAAAGTAACCAGAAAAATGACTGTAAACGTATTCACATCCATTAGCTATAAAATATACATCTACATAGTCAGAGGATGCTAGTTCAAATATATGAGAGTTTGTTATCTGTTGGTCAGCATTAATAACATATGTTTTTTGACCTATCTGAGAACCATTTTTCCTAAAGTAATTACCTTCACCATTTGAGGTAGTGTAAGGAAGCCAAGAGCAAGTAAAATAATATAACCCTGCAACTGGAGCAGTAAATCTATAATTAGAAGTATCATAATGACTTCCTACATTCAATGTAGCAGTATCGAAGGCTCCTACTCCTGCTGATGTTTGATTTGAAGTGCGAACAGCATGAAAGGCAGGTTTTACAGGAGTTGTCACTCGTCCACTACTATCCACAGAAATAGCCGTATTAGAGTTCGTTGCGTCTTGTATGGTATTTACTTTAAGTATTGATGCCATTGGTTATCCTATGAGATGTCCACTAAAAGTTGATTGATTTTGGACAGTATAACTGGTATCTGCTGAAGAAGTAATTGCCATTCTTATATTATCATTTGCATTACATTTAAAAACAGTACTCCCAGTTAAGTTTGCGTAGTTACTGGGTGGAGAGCCATCAATGATGTAAGCTTCACTATTACTAGATTGATCATCATTTTTCATCAATTTACCAACTATATAACCACTTCCAACACTATCTACTCTTAGAATTACAGAAAAAGAATAAACCCCTGCAATTGGGACAGTTACAACTCCACTGCTCCAAGAAAAACCACCTTGAGTAAAATTATTATCTGACTCTGAAGTTGTTCCCTCATTCCACAATATATCATGATCACCAGTTGCTGAAATACCTTGGTCAGAAGTCAAACTAACCCTAAATGCAGGAACAGAAGGTTGTAATACTCTGCCACTACTATCTATCGTCAAGGCACTTGTGCCACCAGAATGTTTTATTGCATCTACATGAAGTTCACTTGCCATTATTGCGCTATCTCCTGAACTGTTACAGAGCCTTCAATTCCTGTGCTTGAAAAATCGTTATTGCCGCCAAACACAGTTATAGAATCGTAATCACAAGAAGCATATAAAGCAAAGTTTACTGCTGTTCCTGCCCCTACTGTTGAAGAAGGTGTAAATAATTTGTTATATGCAGTAACATTATCCGTAGTATAATAACGATCTGCATACAAACCTCCAGAATAGTAAGCATCAGCTGCTGTGAAGGTCAGATTACTTGAGTTAGTACCAGTAATTGTTTCTCTAGAAAAAGAGACTCCTGCAACTGGGTCATAGTCTGAGGAACTACTTGATACAGCTCCTGTTTTAAAGCCAAGACCAAATGACCTATCTCTATCCAAATTACCTGTGGAATCACCTTTTCTTATAGATGCAATAACAGAAACAAAAAATTTACTACCTGCTCCCTTTGTTGTAAAAGAACACTCAAGACATTTGGCACTTGTATTATTTACAGAAACTTTATCCGTTGCTGTTGCTTGAGCAATTTGGATTATATGATTTGGTATCATAATAGTTGTCGAGGTTGATTTACCCTCAATCTTATCTACTAATAATCTACTGGTCATACTATTGTATACACTCCGTTAACTGTGATTGTTGCATTTGTAACTGTTATAGGTCCTGCTGACAATCCGTTTGTACCACTTGGTATTGTTATATCTGCCGTGATACTGTTGCCGTTGGTTCGTATTATACTGTCGTTTCCAAGAAAAGGATAGCGTGTATCTGATTCTGATTTTGTGTAGCTGTTTGCAATGGAAAAGGCATCATATACAACAATCTCAACCACATCATTGAGAGATGCTCCTGTTACAAGAACTACAGTTGTTCCTGATGTAGATGTGTAATCTGTTGCAGGCTTGAGAAGAACTCCATTCTGAAAGACATCTACATACTCACCATCGCTGTAGCTCAATACGTTCGCATTGGCATCTGAGCCACTAAAAGAGGTCTGCCCTGCTGTGGCTTGATATATGAAGCGTGTTCTAACGCCTTGATTTGGTGCTTTTCCTATGTAGGGCATTAGACCTCTGCCTTCTCATTATTATCACTTACATTTTTTGCCGTATCGACTATCTTCAAGTCATATGCTTGAGTTATTTGTGCGTCCTCTCCTATTGCTATAGATATTGAATTAGCATTACAATGTGCAACTAGTTTTGCAATGATTTCATCTTTTGCTTTCCTTGCTCTTTCACTAATAACATTATCGCACCATTCTTGGACTGAGTAACAACAATACTCTAGAGATTTAATTTGTGTGTCCGTTAAACTTATTGAAATATTTGGCATTTTTTTTCCTAACCTATTAGATGTCCTGCGAAGTAACAATATATTAGACCTGCTGAAGTATGAAGTTCTCCACCACCTTGACCACCTCCTGTTATCGTAATATAATCTCCAGAACTAAGATTAAGCTCTGCGTTTATGTAAATGCGATGGTAATAGCTGTCTGATTGATCTTTTGTACTTCTAAATTCAGAATTTGTAGACCCATTAACTTTAATTCTTAAATATGCCTCTGCTGCTGTACCAGTGTTATGCCAATGAGCGGCAGAAACTGAATATGTGCCATCTACAGGTGCTGTAAAACGATGATTACTGGTATTAAAATTATTACCTATGTCATGAGCTTCACTATCATATTGTATAGTAGTTTCTGATGTATAATCTTGACTTGATGAAGCAATAAAAACTCTAAAAGCAGGATTGCTTGGTTTAGTTATATGACCACTAGCATCAACAACCATATATGGTGTAGTTCCAAGTGTAGAGCCAAGACCTATAGTTAAACTGTCTGTGCTGTCATCTAGTCCAATGTGAAAGTCTTGGGCATTACCATCAAACACAATAGACCTATCTGATGCTGAACCTCCACCTAGTGTTAGGGGATTATCTACTCCACCACCTCTAACTTTAGTTAATCCCACTTCTTACTCCTAGCTTGGTTTTGTTGGAAATTTTACACTACTCATGTCTAATTGACCATTACTGTCTAGCTTTGGATCAGAACTCGCAGGTAAGTCTCTCAAGGCTTGTCTATAGGTTTTCATAGAACTCGACATGGTCACATCACCTAAAGCAGTCCAATCTGTTTCTGCCAGTAATCTGTCTCGTTCTACACGAAGCAATCGCATTGGCTCACGGCTTTGCAGTAATGTCTTTTCACCTGCTACTTGTGCATAATTCACACCCCAGTCCTTTGGGTCTGCACTTTCTATAGCTGAACCATTTTTATCGGCTCCAGTAACCTTACGAAACATCTGGTTGAACTCTTCTTCATTTGTAGGCTCTCCTCTAAGAACCCACTCTGTTACTCCTAAACTTGTTAATGCTTGTGATATTGTTGTCATTGTTTTCTCCTAAGATTGTATTTCTGTGCAAACTAATGAGTGTGAACCACCTTTGTGTATGTAAAAATTTCCCCCAGAATTTACCTTACAATAAAGGGCAAATGTATGAGCATTGGTATCTACTGTGGTATATTCATGGTATCCAGTACAACCATGATCGTTGGCATTTGAGTCCCAGTACCCACACCAGAAATAAGCACTACCCCCATTTGTTGAAGATACATTTGAACCATCAATGTATAAAGCTGTTTCAGCATGACTACTCCCACCACCATAATTGCCTAATCCTATGGTGCATTGTACTAATATCTTGTTGCCAGAAGCTTTAGGAGTAATAGACAAGGTTAATGTTGAAGTAGCAAAACTTGTGCTTGAAAAGGTTTCGTGAGATGTAGAGTTCCTTGAAGCTCTTACCACTTGTAACACATGACCTGTAGGCATGATGACTTTAGATGCTGTAGTTTTACCCTGTATTGTGTCTACGGATAGTGTACTCATTGGGCAATCTCCATGAGGGTTAGATTTGTCACTGTTGCACCAAATGATCCTCCACTTCCGTATGTGTGTGGACGATGTGCCATTGTGTAAGAAACAGCACTTGTTGTAGCAGGGGAATCAAGAAAATTATGTGTGTTGTTCATAACCTTTAAATGTCCATCATCTCTAAAGTAACCATAGCCACTTGTACCAGTTTGGAATACAACTGTGCTATCTCTTTTAAATTGATAATCCCCTCTTTCATCAGCAGTGCTACCATTTAAATAATGAGCAAAATTTCCCATAAGAAGTATTTTATTATTTACAGATGTGGGCGTGATGCTTACTGACAGTATGTCGTGATTTGAATCATTTGAATAAGATAGCTCTGCACTTAATTGTCCGTAAACAACCTGAACCACATACCTATTCGTACCTGCTGTCTGTCCTCGTATACTGTCTACTCTTAATGTACTCATTGTTTATCCTACTAAAAATCCACT